TGTTTTTTTTAATATTTATCTATGATGAATATATTATTTATATAATTTGGAATATCATATGTAAATATATGATTTTTTCATATTTTTATGATATTAAATATTTCATCTAATAAATTATTTTTAATTATATCACCTATAAAGATACATCAGACATTTTAGAACAATCACAAAAATTAGAATTAGCTATTTTATTAGCAAATAATAAAAATAAATATAATGATTTATTGAAATGTTATGTAATTTAGGAATAATTATTAATTCATTTGCTGTAAGAAATGCTTTTATATAATTAACTTCAATATTTTTATCATAAAACAAATTATCTATCGTATCTACGTCTATTAATGTATCATCATCTATATTAAATATCAAAGAATTATATAATTGTTTTTTCACATATATATGCTCCTATATGTAAAATTCATTTTTAGGTCTACAATTTATAAAATCATTAAAAATTGTTAATAATTATATTTATATTGAATTTATATGAATAATTAATCTATCATCTTTTGCACAATCACTATCTAAATGATAAATTTTATTAATTCTTGATTTAATAATATTTACCAATAAATCTTTTGTTATTTTACTCCAATCTTCATTTAATTTTCCAGAAGATTTATCTAAACCAAATAATCTATAATCATCGATAATAATAATTGCTTCATTTTTAAATAAATTATTAATATGTGTTATTTCTTCTTCTAATGGACAATCTTTTGAAGATCTTCCAGTATCACCACTTGACCAATGACCATCTAAAAAAAATATTGTTTTATCGGTTATAGTAGGTAATAAAGTTTCAAATTCAATACTACTATCATTTAATATAAAATTTATTTTATTGGATTTAGAATTAGCATTATAATAATTTTTTGTATTATTATAATAATATTCACTAAATTCAATTGTATATAATTTATTAAAAAAAGGTTCAACTGAAAATATTGTATGACCCATCAATGTACCTGTTTCAATAAAACAGGGATATTTTTTATAATCATCTTGTAATTGAAGTAAAAAATTTATATCAATAGAAGGCATAAATAATTATTATTATATTATTATATTATTCTTAAATACTTTATGATGCTTAGAGATGGTAGTAAATCAAATAATAATTACATTAATTATAAATATAAAGATAAAATTTATTTTTCTAGATAAATCTTCTTATTATCATAGTTGACATAATATTTATTTAATTTTTTATCTAAATAAACCTTTCTTTCTATTTCTTTTTTCATCCCTTTGCCACCACTAATGGAATTCTTTCTAACATAACAATATTGTCCTCCAGATTCATTACTATAACAAGTATTTAAAGAATTATTTATAACTATTTTGGCAATTTCATTTATTTTATCATAATATTCATAATCGGGGATATAACTACATTTTAATAAACTAAAACAATATTCCTTATTTAAACTTGAACTCCAATCTTTCTTAATTAAAGAACACGGTAATTTTATATCTTTTGTTGAACAACTATTTAATTTCTCCAAATAATATGCTGAATTATAATAATATTCTTTTGAATTATAATGTAATGCACATATATTATGAAAGCAACCACCACCACAAGATTTTTTATCATCAGAACTATGCATAACAAAATCTAATTCATATTCTTCACCATTATAAATAATATTATTTAATGTTTCATCTAATTTTAAATGAAGCGTTATATTTGTCGAATTTCTTTCTATTTGTCCAATTCTATCATGGTGTAATAAAGTATCTGTAATTGAATTATTAGATATTATAATAATATCATAAGTTTTACCTTCTTCTATAGTTGCATATTTCTTATTATTAATATTATAAACAAATAAACAATTAATATTTAAATAGTCATAAAATTTTTTTAATATGATATAATAATTTCTATCTGCGCCATATTTATACTTACCTCCTCCACTTAAAAATGTAATAATTATATCATAAATATAATTATCTGGATTTCCATAATTTTCTTTAATCTTCTTTTCATAATATTTTTTAATTTCCTTCTTATTGGTTCTAGTAATTTTTTCTTGTTTGTTTAATTCATCTTCTATTAATTTTTTTAAGAAATATTCTGGATATTTTTTTAAATTTTGAAATAATTCACAATCTTTTATTAAATCACTCGAATATTTTTTGAATTTATTCGTTATTTTATCAATTATATAATATACAAATGAATTGAATATGATATTAGTATCTGTAGTATCTGTTATATCTGATAATTTTATTATTGTTCCTGATCTTTCATTTATTTCTCTCTTCATCTTTAATAAAGCTTTGTTTTTATCACTATAAGTTAATCCTGTTAGAAAACTTACGAACCAACAATTCCCAACATATTGAGGAATAGTTATATATTTATTTTCAGTTAATCGTAATAATGATGTATTAATCTTCTTAAATTTATTATAACTTTTTATTAATAAATTTCTAATAAATAATAAATCATCATCATCAACATCAATTTTATTTAAGAATTCTAAAATAGATGGATTAAAATTATAAGTTGGTGATACATAATTATATGAAGAATAATTAAAAAAAAAATTATTAAAATTTATTAGTATTAATTTATATATTATATTAAACATTTCAAAAATGTTTTCTTTTTTTTCTTCATTATCATAGCCATTATAAAATTCAATACTATTATTTAATTCATCATCAATAAATTTTTTATTCAATTTAATAATTTTATAATAAATTTTTAATATATTTCTCCATTTTATTTCATTTAATTTCCCTTCAAGATCAAAACTCTCATCTAATGGTTTTATTGGCAAAGTTTTTTTTCTTAATGATGATGATGATAATGATCTCCTATTTGGTTTTAATATTCTTTCACTTTTACTACTTCGAATAGATGATGTTATTCTTAATTTTTGCTTCGTATTATTCTTATTCTTATTAATGTAATAAAATTGATAAAATATTAATAATGATCTCCATATAATTTCAATATATATATAAGTTAATTCTATGAATTTATGTGAATTTTTTTCACTTATATCAATACTTTTATATAAACTATAATAATATTTATTAATTTCATTTATATTATCTCTAATTTGTTTTAATGGATTTATTGTTTCAGCTGTTTGTTCTTCTGTTAATAAATTAATTAAATATGATAGATTAGATAAATAATTAATATCATACAAATATTTATTAAAATCTTTTAATATCTCATAAAAAGTTCCTATTTCTTTATTTTCACTTCTATTTATGGATTTAAATTTTTTATTATAATCTAAAATTAATTGTGGCTCAATATAAGCATTTTTTAGATTATATTCTGCTACACACGTATTTTCATCTTCAGCATCACTCATGTTTAATACTATTTATTAATAATATTAATAATATAAAGAAATTTATATAAGACTATTAATAAAAATTGATTTATGATTTCCCATTTATATTATTAAACATAAATTATATGAACTTTATTAAAAATGAACCATTCTAATGGTTATGGTTATATTTATGTTAGAAATCATTCGTCATATGATGTTGATGACGCTTGTAAAATGGGCAAAGCAAATAACATCCCTGAAAGAGATGCGCAATATGCCACTGGTGAGATTAAGAGAGGATATTTTGAAGCTGTGTTTGAAGTTCCTAGTGAAAAATTGGGAATTGTCGAGCGCTTATTACAGTATGAATTTCGCGAATTAAATGTTAAATATGATGCTGGAACTGAATTTTATAATAAAAAAATTATTACTCTCATTGAACCTTATTTAATTTCTATTGATATTAATTATAAAAAATTAACAAAAGAAGAAATTAGTGATTTAGTGAGATGTAATAGAGTTAAGAAAACTATGAAAAAAATAAATATTAAATCTTTAATTTCTATATTAAAATCCAATAAACAAATTATTTCATATGCACCAAAAACCTACCAAACTGTTATTATTGAAAAATCACTTACATATTTTGAAGAATATGATAAAGGTTTGCTCGTATTAATGTGTGGAGTAGGAAAAACACTGATTTCATTATGGATTACACAAGAATTAAACTCAAAAACCATTCTTATTGGTGTCCCTAATAAATTATTATTGAAACAATGGGAAGCAGTTATTTCTATTTTATTTCAAAATATTCCATATTTAATTGTTTCAGGTGGTGTACAAATTGAAAATATAATTAAATTTTTAGAAAATAATGAAAAAGGAAGTATTATAATAATAACTACATATTCATCTGCTCATAAAGTATATACTGCGACATTTGCCTCAAAGTTTGTATTTGCTATGAAAATATTAGACGAGGTTCATCATTTAACTACAAATAATATGCTATTAGCACACAATACAAAAAAATATATTCAAATGTTAAATATTCCATCTGTAAAACAATTATCACTAACTGCAACTCTTAAACAATTGAATGATAATAATAATGATAATTATGATATTGATAATAATATAGTTTCAAATGATAATGTTGAATATTTTGGAGAAATAATTGATAGAAAATGTTTGCTATGGGCAATTGATAATGATATTATTTGTGATTATGTTATTCAAACCATTATTACAAATGAGGAAGAATTGGAAGAGCAATTATCAAGATTTCATATTATAGAAGAAAATGATAAGAGACTGTTTTTGAGTTCATTTGCATCTTTGAAAAGTATTTCTGACGGACATTCACATCATTTATTAATTTATTCAAATAACAAAGATAATTCTTTGAAATTAATTCAATATATACAAATTCTGTTAGACGATAATTATTTTGATATATTTGATTTATATTATTCTAATTATCATAGTGAAATGAAATCAAAAGACCAAAAAGAAATTATTAATAATTTTGAAAAAGCAAAGTTTGGAATAATTACGTGCGTCTATTGTTTATCTGAAGGATGGGATTTTCCATTATTGGATGGTGTTGTATTTGCTGAAAATATGACATCAAATATTCGCATAGTTCAATCCGCATTGAGAGCAAGTAGGAAAAACAAAAATGATGTTAATAAAAAAAGTAAAATTATTTTACCAATTTTGAATAGAGTTGACTGGTTAGAAAATAATGAAAATCCTGATTTAAAAAAAGTAAGAGAACTTATTTATGAAATGGGTTTGGTAGATAAAACAATTAGTCAAAAAATTAAGGTCTTAAGAATTCACATTCAAAAACAAAAACCAAAATCAAAAGAAGAAAAAGAAAAAAGAGAAATAGTTGATGAGTTCGGTGATTATGACGATGAATTAACTCAAAAATTAAGATTGAAAACAATTAAGAGATCTGCACTTTCTACGACATATGAAAAAGCAAGGAAAATAATTGCTGATAAAAATATAAAAAGTAAAGAAAGTTATTATGAATTATGTGATAGAGATAATAGATTATCAAAAGAACCTGAAATAATATTCAAAGGACTTTTTACAAACTGGATAGAATATTTAAGTATTGAACGAGTTTATTATGATTTCGAAACATGTAAAAATAAAGTAGATGAATATTTATTATTATATCCTGAAATAAAAAAAGATTATTTAGACTTATCAATTATAAGTAATAAATTATCTAAAATAGATGCATTATTTCCACCTGATGGTTTGTGGGTTGAATACTATAATGTTAAGGATTTGAGAGTTATAATCACAATAATGAATAAGAAAAAGAAAATGGGCGTTATTTTATAAATAAAATAAGGAATTAATTCTTTTTTTAATAATTTTATAAAAAATGATTTATTTTTTAATATAAAGAAATTATAACTTATATTATTATATATGACAACATCAAAAAAATACTCCTGTGATTTATGTAAAAAGGTCTTTAATCAAAAAATCGATTTCACTAGACACAAAAATAAGAAAGCTCCTTGCATAACATTAACTGAAATGCAGCAAATTACTGAAATAAAAGAAGTTAAAATGGATAATAAAACTAGTCTTATTAGTGTATTCAAAAGTTGTTTAAATATATTGAGAGATAATGAAGGTTTAACTGGTGAGAAAGCATTGAGAAATATGTCTTATTTATTAATATTAAAATTACTCGAACCCCATTTTGGTGGTGAAATAAATATTGATGATTATGAATATGATTTTAGTCATATTGAAGATGAAATGGTTGAAAACCATAAAAATAAATTATTAGAAATAGTTCGTTTTAGTAATCTATCAAATGAAAAAGAAGATAATATTCCTGTAAATATGAAATATTTATGGGATGATATTTTATCAATTCATCCTACTACAAAAAATATATTCTTGAAAGGAAAAGGGTTTGATATTCAACATAAATCAACCTATAAAAAATTAATTGATAAATTAAACTCTCTTGACTTATCCCAAACTGAATATGATGTTTTAGGTAATGCATATGAGGAAGTTATTCAAGATATTATGACTGGTAAAGTATTAGGACAATTCTTTACACAGCCATTAATCAAGAAAATGATGGTAAATTTAATAAATCCACAAATACATCCTGATGGTAAAATAGATACATGTGGAGACCCTACTATGGGTACTGGTGGTTTCTTGATTACCTATTTACAATATATTTTACAACAAGCAACTGCTAAAAACATTAAACCTGATTGGGATTTTATCAAAACTGAAGGATTGTATGGTAAGGAATTAGAACCTGATACATATCAATTAGCGGTTTCAAATATGTTAATTTCATCAGGTCATATGTTTGAAAAATTAGACAGAGGTGATAGTATTCGCGTTCCTATAATAAGAAAGTTTGATAATATTCTCGCCAATCCACCATTTGGAATTAAAGGATTAAAATATGATGATTTTCAAAGTTCTTTAAAAAATGAATACCTACCTATTAAGACTGATAATGCAGTTTCATTATTTATTCAAGCAATTATTTATATGTTGAAAATTAATGGAAAATGTGCTGTTGTATTACCTGACGGTCAAGATTTATTTTCAAAAACAAACTCAACATTAATTACAATTAGAGAATATCTTATGAAAACTTGCGATTTGAAAGAAATTATTTATCTACCATCTGGTATATTTACATATACAACCATTAAAACTTGCGTCTTTTACTTTGTGAAAAAGAGAGAAGGTGGTGAAGTTTTGGAAACAAAAATTAAAGTATCAAAAACTCAAAAAGAAACAGGTAGAAATTACAAGTTTTCAAAAACACATCAAACAACTAAAGTAAAGTTTTATGATTACAATCCTTATGAAGATATTAAAAATCTTTTACTTGAAGTTCCCATTGAGATAATTGTGAGTAATTCATATTCTCTCAATTATGCTGAATATATGAAAGATGAAACTGAAGAAGAACAATATGAAGATGGTGTTATTGTTAAGACGATTGGAGAAGTTTGTAATTTTAAAAATGGAAAAGGAATAAAAAAAGATACATTAGTTGAAGGAGAATATTATGTGATTGGTGGAGGACAAAAACCAATGGGATTTCATAATGAATATAACGTAGATGAAAATACTATTTTATGTTCTTCAAGTGGAGCATATGCTGGTTTTATTAGTAAATATGATAAAAAAGCATGGGCGAGTGATTGCTTTTCAATAATACCAAAAAATAACTCAATAAATAACACTTATTTATATTATTTGTTAAAAACTATTCAAGATAAAATATATAAATTACAAACAGGACCAGCACAATCACATGTTTATTCAAAAGATTTACAAAATATAAAAATCCCAATCCCATCGATTGAACGCCAGGAAGAAATTGTAAAATATCTAGATTTCATATATGAAAAAGCAATCAAAACAAGTAATGAAAAGATTGCTGAATTGAAGCAATTAAATGAGTTCTGTTTGAATAACCAAAAAATATTTGGTGATAATCTTATTAAAAAATTAGGTGATGTTTGTAAGTTTGATATTGGAGGAACACCTTCAAGAAGTAATAATGAATATTATGAAAATGGAAATAATTTATGGGTTTCAGTAAGAGAATTAAATGGTGGTTATATTTATGATACAAAAGAAAAAATAACTGATTTAGGAGTTAAAGAAAGTAGTGTAAAATTATTTGCAAAAGATACTATATTATTCTCATTTAAGTTAAGCATTGGTAAAACTGCGATTGTAGGTAATCCGTTATATACCAATGAAGCGATTGCTGGAATATCGAGTAAAAATAATGACATATTGAATAATAAATATTTATATCACTATTTGACTATTAATGACTTCTCAAAATTTGGTTCAGGAATATTTAGCAATGGTTCATTAAATAAGAAATCATTAGGTCAAATAAAAATTCCCATACCATCGATTGAACGCCAAAGAGAAATAGTTGATTATTGTGAATATAATGATACACTCATTAAACAATTAGAAAAAGAAATTTTAAATAATAAAAAACAAGCAGAACAATTTATTAAAGGTATTGTGAAAACACGAGAACAAACAGAAACTATTGATGATATTCAAAATGAAATAATATCTGTCGAAGATGAAGATAATTAAATTAAGGTTTTTTAAATAAATAAATTTTATTATTATTATAATTTATATAATATTTATTTAAATTTTTGTCTAAATAAACTTTTCTTGTTAAATTTTTATTATTTCCTTTTTCTCCACCTCTTACTGGTACATTTCTAACATAACAATATTCAATTCTAGAATTTCTATTATTATAACAGAATGTATCTGAATATTTTGATGTTATTTCACTCTTATCTAACATCTCAGTCTTAATATAATTATTTATATGACTACACGGAACTGTGCAAAAATTATTAGTTTTATCTGGAAGTGTTGTAGTCCATTTCTTTTCTATTAATGAACAAGGCAAATCCATTAAAACATTACCAGAACATTCAAAATTATCTTTTGTATATTGTGAATCATAATAATATTCATTACCATTATAATGTATGGCAGATATACAATGGCCACAATCTGCGCAATTAGTTATTTTATCAGAAGTATTCATAATATAATCTATATCATAATCGTCATTATTATATTTAATTTTTAATTTATCTACACTAATATTGAATTTATGAATTCTAGGATCAATTTCAATATATTTATCTATTCCTTTTCTTGAAAATTTTGACATTTTTGAAATAAATATTATATCATATTCTTCTTTTTGTAATTCATCTTCTATTGCATAAAATTTATCATTTATGTCATATATAAATAAACAATCGATATTTAGATATTGATAAAATTTTTTTATTATAATTATGTCTTTATATACCATTCCTAAATTATCATCACTAGTACCTTCATTGTATATAGCTCTATAAATATAATTATCTAAATTTGTTCTATCACTATCTAGCATCTTTTCAATATTTGATTTCATCATTTTCACATAATCCAATTTTTGTCTTTTTCTTCCTGAACTTTTTTGACTTCTTGGGCTGCTTTTTTCTTTATCTTTAATTTCTTTAATTAATCTTTCTTTTACTTCTTCAATTAATTTATTTAAGAATAATAGGGGAATTATTTTTAAATATTTGAATATTTTGCAATCATCGAGAAGATTGCTTGAATATTTTTTAAAGTCTTTTGTTATATTTTGAATTATATAATATACAAATGAGTTTAAAATTATATTACTATCAGTTGTTTTATTTATTGTTGATATTTTTTTAACTAATGACCTATTTAATTTTTTGAATAATAAATCTTTGTTTTTATCACTATAAGCTATTCCTGTTAGGAAACTAACAAACCAACAATAACCAGAATATTGAGGAATAGTTATATAATCATCATTAGTTATAGATGGAATAATTTCTTGATATAATTTCTTGATATAATTTCTTGATATAATTTTATATTTTCTTTTAATAATTTTCCTATCTTATATAATAATTTCGTACTTGATAATTCTCTTATTTTTCGTTTTAAATTAGAATAAGTATCATAATTTAATTTTATTTCATAAAATTTAATAAGAAATTCATTTAAATATGAAAAATAATATTCATTGAACCTCGCTGTACATATCTTATGTACTATCACGGATAATTCTTTTGCATTTGAATGAGAAGAGATATTTGAAACCTCTTTTTTTAATGGTTCTATCTTGCGAATTAGAGTTTTATTTTCTCTTTCTTGAATAAATTCTTCAAAAAATTTTAAAATATAATCATTATTATCTCTTAAATGACCATATATTCTATCAAATTCGTCAGTTAATGATAATTTATAAAAAATATAATATTCATATAATGATAATAATGCACGGAATAAATGAAAATTATATAAATTCATAATTTCAATAAAATCTGTCGTCTTTTTTTCATCTAATGTTTTACTATCATATATATTTCTATAATACTTATCAATCGTAAATATATTTGAAAAAAATATTTTAATAATATCAAAATTATCATTTCTTAAAATATCAATTAAATAATAATAATTATTTGCAAAATTAAAATAAGATATATAACTATTATAATTCCCTAATATTTGTCTTAATTTCATATCACTAACTTCAAATCCTGGGTTATTTATAGATGAAAAAAAATCATTATATTTTCTAAATTGTTCTTCTATAGATGCTAATTGCGCACTCATTATTACTATTATAATTAATTATTTTTATAAGAAAATTATATAAGAACAAGAATAAATAATCTTTAAATATTTTATTTTTCTTTATTAATAATTAAATGAAAAAATCGAATAAATCGAAGAAAGGTGGTGATGGTAATCTAAGATTTGACAGTCATCTTGATCAAAAATATCTTACTCAAGGTTTAGACATAGTATTAGAACCAAAAGATCTACTTAAAACCCAATTTGTTATTGAAGATAGTAATAGAGAAATCGAGATAAGTAATATTAAATCAACAAAAACATATTCGAATTATGAATTATTTTATAATATTAATAAAAATGCAACAAAAAATGAAAAAGATAATGTAAGTTATTTAATATTATTTATTAATAGTCGTATTAATTATTTAGCAGATGAGACAGATAAAGATTTAGATGAAATAATTGTAAATTCAATTAATGAAAAAAATGAAACGAAAAAAAAAGATGAAGAAAATGAAGAAGATCAAATAATCAAAGAACCAATGGATATTGGTAAATTAATAACTAATCATATAAATTTTGTTTCTAAAGCAACAATAGATATTGATAAATATAAACAGAATTATAAAGATTTTGATAAAAATGAAATTTTATTTAATTATCTTAATTTTAATGATGATAAAAAATATTATTTACATGAATTTAAAAAAAAATATCCTAAATTTTTCAAAAGTATTGAAGATGATAAAAAATATTCTAAAAAAATGAGAAATATAGATGAACCCGACTATAATCAATTATTAGGTGGTGGCTTTCTACTTCCCGCAACACATGATCAAGAATCGCCAATAATTACTAATCCATTATTCGAATCATTTTGTAAAGCTCATCCATTTAATGGAAGTAATAGCCCTGATAAAGTTATTGATGAATTAACTAGATTTAAAGAAACTATAGATGATACACAAAAGATAGAAATAGATAATATAATTGAACATATTAGAAGTAATAAACAAAAACATATTATTAAAAATGAAGTATCATTTTCTTATTATGACGTAGATAAATATAATATTGGTAACAATCCAGTACATCATGAAACTCACGAATTTGATTATACATTTACGAAATATAATTATGATATAATTACTTCATATGAATTAGCAAATATTAGTGTTTCTGGAAAAGAACACGAAGAAATAGAAGATGAAAATTTTAAAAATATGAATGAATATATAAAAAAACAAGAAGAATATATTCGACAACTATCAGATGTAGATAAAAATATTATTAAAGATTATACAAATCCCAGACCTTTTGATTTGTTAAAAGAATTTATGGCCAATCCATCAGATGGGTTTATAAGAAGGTATCAAATTAATAATCATTATGACGATGATATATGTACTGAATTTGGTAATGCTTTTTGTGATATTATTTTCGAAGTTTTTAAAATTACAGATCAAGACATTAAGGATCGAATATCTAATAAAGAGTTTGCTGAAACAGCAGATGATTTTTATAAAGATATAAAAGAAGAAGATTGGCGTATAATATTCCAAATATATTTAAATAGACTAAATGAAATAATATTAGGAGCTCCACGAGTAGAAAAAGAATTTATATGTTTTAGAGGTTCTTCAAGTGATTATATTACTAATAATAGTCTTTTTCAAATGCAATCAAACGATAGTGAAACTGGAATGGATATATATCTATCATATGTTAGACCAACTTCAATATCAATTAGTTATAATGCAGCAAAAAAATTTTACGATCGAGGTAGTGATGAACAACAAAGAACTTTATATAGAGTTATTGTTACACCGATGTGTAAAATATTATTTGTATCACCATTAACTTATGGTGATCTTAAAGAAGAGTTGGAATTTTTAGTACCATTAAATCATATATTTGCATCAAAAGACTTATTTAAAAAAGATATAATATATAATAATAGACATAGTCGCTATAATATATGTTCAAATCCTTATAATGGTGTTCTCACTAAAGATCTTATGTTATTTCCATGTAAATAATAAAATATAATATTTTATAAATATAATAGAAATGGGTACTAATAATAAAAAAATAAATAACAAATTAACTGAATTAATAAATAAAGAATTTGGAAACCTAATTATATATTATATGAAGAATGATGATGATGATCATAATGAAAATATCAAAGAAATATTTAAAAATATAAAAGAACGTTTTAAATTTTTAATAAATATTACAACTGGCGGCTTTATAATGCCGCCAGATAATAATTATAAAACTATAATCACTTGTGATAATTTTAATACTAATATTGAATTATTACAAGAATCAATACATAAATTAGTATCAGAAAAAAAATTAGATGAATGTATTAAACTATTATGGGATTTATATTTTCAAATAAAAAAAAATGTAATAGATAATAATAGTCTAATAATAAAACTTGTAGAATATAGAACAAATAATAAAATAGGAGATAAAATTACTGA